CCCAGCCGTAGTAGCCTTGTCGCTGATGACGGTGAAGTGCGGGATCTTCAAAGATCTCAACTTCCTTCTTGACAGGCATAACGAACGAGTCGTTAGCGGATTGATCAAGACCAACAACCAACTCAACATCGTCAGTTTGGATGCTACCACCCAGATCGTTGATGAAGTAATCTTGGTACTCTTGACCGTCGCCAAACTCGAACAAGTCGTGAAGATTGACACCGAAAACTCGTGTCAAAGAAGGACCGTCATCAGATGCGGTGTAGATTTCACGACGAGATACGTCATCAAGCTGATCGACACCCCAGTTGCGGATATCTTCGATAGCTTCTGGTGACATGTAAAGATCAGTCAGACGACCCGGAGCAGTAACACTGTTACCACCACCATTTCGACGCATAACGGTTTTCATCAAGCTAACCAATCGCTTGGTAAACTGACCAGCACCAGCATCGCCATCGTAAACCAAAATGTTACGATCTACAGCGGCAGCCAACAGAGTGTGCCATCCGTCATCGTTGATCTTCTTAACGAAGGACGACTCCAGAACCTGCATAGCACGACCAACAACATTCCAGTTAGCCTCACGAGCGTACTTGAGCAAGAAGTCGATGCTCGAAGTGATGCCGTAAGTATTGATCATGACGTAATCACCTTCAACGTGTCGTTCAGGAATACGTCCGTTACCCGGATTTGTGAAGGCAACGTGATCAATTTCGGTTCCCGGTGCCAACAGGTCCAATGGGAACTCAGGCGAAGCTCCGGGCTCCAGAGGCATAGCCTCGTAGATACCACGAACTACGTCGCCAAACAGAACGCCCTTACGCAAGGGTGTTTCCAAAGCCTTAGCGATTTCTCGCTGTGCTTGCATTGCAACAGATTTGTCAGAATCACCGGATCGTTTAAGCAGTTCGATGAATTCTGCGGTAGGTCTTTCATTCGACATTATTCTCTTCTCCTTTTAATTTAAATTAGTTGTTAGGCAGGTCAATGTAAACTTTAGCATAACCATGCTGATCTACGCCACCGAGGAATCGACCAACAGCGTTTGCTGAACCACCACTAATGCCAGCAGCAGCAGTTGGCGTAGCAAACTTGCCGCTATGACCGAGGTAAGCCAAGTCGCCACCAGCAGGAGTTCCCTCTAGCTGATCGGTTACAACCCAACCCTTATTGAGAAGAGTAACCTTACCACCCTTCTGAACTTCGTCTTTGTGTTGGTTAAGATGTTGGCGAGTCAAATCGATGTTCACCATATCGTTAACCAGCAATCCCAGAGGAACTGCACCAGAGGGATCAGCAGCATAAGTAACCAATGCTGCACCATTGTCCATAGAAGCACCAGAACCAGCGGTGCTAAGTGCGGCAACGCCGCCTCGTTCTGCAACTTCATTCATGAAGAACGAAATGTCTGTTTGCAGAGTAGATCTGTCTTGTTTAAGAGCCATTATTAAATCTCCTTTTACTTTCTGAAATTAGGAATTGTTGTGTTTGAGAACTGAGCTAACCCATTCCGTTGCAACAGCACGAAGATTCTCAGCGGGATCTTCTTCGCCCATAGCTTCGGCAACAGCTACCTCTGAAGGTGCTTCGGCGTCTTCCAAGACCTCTTCACTTGCTTCGGCAGAATCGACTTCTTCCTCTGCTTGCTCAGACGCCTTTTCCTTAAGAGCCTTCTCCTTTTCTTTATCGTCCATCATCGCCTTTTCTTCTTCCTTCTTCTCTGCCACTTGCTTCATAGCAGCAACAATCTTGTCGAAGGTAGCTTCATCAACATCCTCAAATTCTGCGATGGTAGCGGAAGCCTGTTCTGCGTCAACCCCAACTTCTTCAAGTTGTGCTTTTCGCTTCTGCATTGCTTCTTTCTTCTTCATTTCTTTTAGCTCTTCCATTTTCTTTTTCATGTCTTCGTCTTTAGCAGCAAGAGCTTCTTGTGCTTCTTCCAAAGATTTAGAAAGGGTTTCGCTTGCAGTAGCTTGTTCTGCAATCTTTTCAGACTGCTCTGCGATTGTGGCTTCCAACGCCTGAATTTTGTCTTCAAATTCTGCACGTTGTTCCGCAACAACCTTTTCTTTGAGAGCTTCATTAGCAGCCTTAGACTCTGCCAATTCAGCCCGCAGGTCGTCAACCTGCTCTTTATAACTATCTGACATATCATTCTCCTTTAGTGAAGATAAAGATAAAACTTTAGATTGAGATTCATCAAAAAAATCATTTCCTTCCAAAATTACACTTCGTGGGTTAGCGGGTTTGGAAACTAAGCCTTTACCAGAGAACGATAAGTTTCTTAAAAGTCGGCCCACTTGGTAATCTTCGTATTTTCCGTCTCCTCCATACGATCTTAGATGTTTCGTTAAAAATGCAGACGCTTCGTCACGTCTCACGACCTTAGTTTCCCCTTGACTATTTCTTAACGCATAATCAAAATTAGGAAACAAACACTCCATAGAAACAAACCATTTATTTTCTTCAATTTCTGCAATAATCTTTTGCATACGCTGTCGCTGTTCAGGATCAGACCACTCGGTATAAATAACCGCAGAAGTTAAAATGTTGAATTGATTCGGAACATCCGAATCCTCAACTATTTCATTGCCTTCAAAATCTACAACCTGATTAGCAGTAATATGGCCGATGATATCTTTTTCATCGTGCATGAAGTTAAACGGTTTGTCTTCTGGTGTATTTCTAGCAGTCCAAAGCTCTTTGGAATCAAAAACGTCATCATTTTTGTTCCAGCCGGTGCTTACTAGAATAGATTTTAAATAAAATAAATCAATCTGTTCTTTGTTTTCAGCTAGTGCAACATCGCCACCATCTCTATTAGCTGCTAATATCTTTTGAAGTTTTTCTACAGCTTCGGGAGAGGGTTTAACGTCAGCCTCAGCAACGGCTAAACAGGCCACAGAATTATTCTGTATTTGATCAGCTAAACCATCGTTGATTTCAGATTGATAAATAGGTATATTATTCATATTGGGTTTCTCCATAACCAATAATACACAAAAAATTGATAAAGGGGTTTATTTTGGGATTATTCTACCCACTGACAGAAGATCTCAGCGAAAGCAGAGGCGTAGATATGACGCATCTCAGTTGTGTTAGGTTTTCTTTGTCTGATAGTATTAAAGGTAATAGCCTTATCTTCTACCAGTTTTTCAAACGCTTTGCTGGGTTTAGTATTTTTCTGCAAGGCATCGCCAATGCTTTCTTCATTAATATCTATCATAGGTTCCAAGCCCGTAAATATAGATAGTTTGAGATGCTCCAACTCTTCAACCTGAGCCTTACTTAAAGCACGAGCGTCCTTCTTTTTGAAGTGGTCACAAACAACCGGCGTCATCAGGGAGGCAATTTTCTCCTGTGCTTCAATACCCCATAGAATAGCAGAAGTAGGTTCTCCACTTCTGGGCAAAACCCTTCGCTGTTTTCTGGGTTCTGTATCCCTAGATTGATCGGGTCTTCCGGGGTCTTTAACTTCTTCAACAGGGGATTTATTTTTTTCTGGGGCTTCTGGTTGTACTTCTTCTACTTCTTGCTCCATATAAGGAAGACCGATTTTCTCGAAGTATTGTTCAGTATCTAATTGGTCTTTTTGCATACCAAGTTTAGCAATATCCTGTGCGTGGTGAGGATTATGATAAGGACCAGCTTTCTTAGGAGAGTTGGGATTGTTAGCACGCTCCCTTTCTTCTCTACCCACACGAACTTTCTCGATATTAGGAATTTCTCTAAATCTTTCAAGAAGAGTTTCCTGAGAGATAATATCACGATCAGCCAAATCCATAAGCAGCTTCTTCTGTGCAGATTCGTCGGAAAGAATAATTGAATCAAAATGAATTTCGGCAGGAAGTCGGAAACCCATAGCTTTTCTGACATATTCAATTTCTTGTTTCCAGAAACGAGTTAGAACTTCTCTACCGTATTCCAAGCGTTCGATAAGGGTTTTTAGGGAAACATAATTATTGGTATATCCACCATTTTGACCAGATGCACCCGTAAGAGTTGGGGGAATACCAAGACCAGCATAAATACTTGTAAGCACAGGCTGATACTTTTCAGATCCTAAGAACTTGTATGCTTGAGAATTACTCTCAGTGAACTTGAGTTCTGGACCCCAAACCAAATCCATTGTGCCACCCCCAACGTTGCTGGCAATAATATCTCTGATTTTTTCAAGCCCTGCTCTGGTTGGAACAATCTTTTGATCAAAATCACCAACCGTCCACAATCTGACCTGACTAATTGTCCCATCAAGTGCGGCTAAATCAGCGAGTTTCATTTTTTCCAACATGCGAACATCGTCGAGGATTGCATAAATCATTGGGTTAGCCCAAAGCAGCCAATCGTCTTTCTTGTAATGATAAAAGAACGTATTATCACCCAGTGGGATTTTTCGCTCCCCTTTAATGATTCTGTCTTGTAAATCTTTTGGTAAAGTTTTAAAGACTCCTTTGTTGTTGGTGGAGGTGCTGAGAAGAGATTGCAAAGTGTATTTTGACATATTTAAAGCAAACTGAGGTTTGCCAATCGCCTGTAAGCCGGGATCTAGAACATCTACAGCAACGGGATTGATAAAATCATACATCCAAGGAACTTCGCGTTTTGGTATTTTTGTAGTGTCGATAATAATATCGGCACCGGCGGCACGCTTTAATTCCGCCTCTTTCTGTTTGTTCAACTTGGCGGTTCTACGTTGAACAACAACGTTGCCACATCTGTAAAGATAGTTAAGAAATCTTTCAGACCTGTCGTAACCGGAAACCTGAGAAAACCACTTACGATAAAACTTTTCAATAG